AGCATGCTTTCGCATGCTTCTTATCGGGGGATTTACACCCCCTGAGGTGTATTTCTACACTTCCTATCTTTTGGAGCTCTCGACAATGATGTGGTTAAACAAGGTTCCTCTCCCCAACGTCGCTAAAACACTTCAGTCTCTTTGGACGGTTCTACCGTCCCTTTTGCCCGAATCCTTTCGGGTAAAAATGCGAGTCTGGGTGCTTCGACTGCGGGGCGGACCTGCCACACCGTTGACATCGAAGTGGGAGCAAGTCCCATACGATTTCGAGATCAACTGGTACCAGTCTGATACGTCCGAAGGGTTGTCCCCTGAAGACAAAGAGACTGGTGGCTTCAAATGAGCTCCGGGCTTACTGGCGATTTCTCGTTCGAAGGCCCCCCCTTCACAGGTTTCGGCGATGGCCGATTCTGGGCAGGGGATAATGGCAAGATCGAGATTCTACCGTCTGGAAAAGTTCGTTCCAAATGGAACAGCTATGCCCTCAAAAAGGGCTTCAGGCGGAGGCCTGTCGGTACTTTCACTGGTATTAGGCTCTCTGATGGGAGTTCTTTCACAGTTCAATGTGATTGTAACTTTAGCATCACTCCCGAATTCCATTCGGTGAATTTAGAGCTGAAAGCCCAGTCAAAGTTGGTCGACAAGATAAGGGGTCACTCCTTTAACCTTGCGGTCAATGCTGCGCAATCTAGGCAGCTTGTCGATATGGTTGTTGGTAACCTCGGTAAGTTAGGACGAAGTATCCTAGCCCTGAAGCGTGGCGATTTCGCCACCGCTGCCAGGCAACTAGGCGCTTCGCCCCGGACTACCCGACTTAAAGCGTCGGATATTTCGGGACGTTGGCTTGAACTCCAGTACGGTTGGCTTCCCACCTTATCAGATACCTTCGCAGCCGCTGAGGCTTACGAAGAGCTGACTAAGGAGGAGAGGTCAATGACTTTCCGTGTCTCCGCTTCGGAGGAACGGGAATTCGAGCAGTACGCAGGATGGGGCGCCGGCACGTCAACTGGACAATTTCACAGTTTTAAGACGCAGCGGCAAACCATCTCAATAGTCGCAGAACTGACCGAAACGCTTAGCGCGTCTAGGTCTTTGGGTCTCACAGATCCATTATCTGTGGCTTGGGAGGTCATTCCTTACAGTTTTGTAGTTGACTGGTTCATACCGATAGGTACGTTCCTGGACAACTTAGCCATCATACCCTTCCTTCAAGGGAGGTTTATGACCACAAACTGTTGGAGAACATCTGGAAACACACACCCTGTCTACGTCGGCACATTTCCTTGTGTCTTCGGAGGCGAATTGGTGTCGGATATCCAGATTCTTGACTATTCTGACCAAGGTCGAGGTTGGTACCTCACCCGTCAGGTGGCAAGTAGTTTAGGGCTTCAAGTCGTGTATCCCCAGTTCGATTCCAGTGGTCTTCACGGGAAACGAATCTGGAACGCGATTGCCCTAGCTAGTCAACGTTTCAAAGGCTAGTTCCTCCTATCAGCATTTCGCTGGTGGGTATCTTTCTTTATCAGGAGACACCTTATGGGTGCAATGACCAACTTGTTGCTGAAGGATGATGCGAACCCCTTGGTGGAGTACACATTCATCCCAATCAGCGATACTCCGAACCCCCTGTGGCGCACGGCCGTCTCGTCTGTTCCCTTTGAAGGGCAGATGCGGCTGTCGTGTACCTCAGAAGTGGTGAAGAGCGGTGACTACAAGTACACCGTCAAGCTCGAGGTCCCCGTGATGGAGACCCTGGGCGCGTCCGGCACTTCAGCTGGCTACGTGGCCCCGCCTAAAGTTGCATACGTCAACACTGCCATCTTTACGATGTTCAGTTCGGCGCGTGCGACTCGGCAGGATCGCGCAAACCTGTTGAAGTTGATCCAGGCATTCCTCTCCGGTGGTTCTTCGACCACCGTGACGGGTGTTCTGGACGGAGCGTCTGCCGCCGATGCGTGGAAGAACTCTACGCTCCCGGCTCCGCAGATCTTCGTGGACGGTATCATCCCGAATTAACTTCGGGCTGGTCCTCAGTTACCTAATATTTGTTGGGGTATATCACCTCGCAAAGGAGTTTATAATGAACGATTGGATATCTGAGCGCTCTGTCGAGGATACCTTGCGTATTCTTGACTCGGTCTCTGCGCTGGTCTCAGGTAAAGGCGGCTCTCTAACGAGGTCGCTTTCTTCCATCTACGATCGCAGCAAACTCGAGCTTGTGAACTACAAGTTCGACTATGCGTTGGCAGATAATGCTGATGACGCGTTTTACGCCCGGATTATCCATGCCCTGTTTCACAAACAGGAGTGGATGGATCTTGGCATCGACACGTCGGCGGTTGCTGAGAAGAAGTTCTGGGATGCTGAGGCTCATTGTGAGCAGGTCAACGCGTCTCTTTCTCTCGAGTCACTTTCCAGTGACGTTTTCAGGGTCATTATCTTGGCCCGGCGAAAAATCCGAGAGGTTCTGGGACGCATCCCTGATCTGTCAGCTTTTGAGTTCTCCTTTGGCCCCGGGGCCACTACGAGTGTAAAAGCGCGCGAAGCAAATGCGAAGGCAAAGCTTAGCGCAAGTCTAGCGTGTAGTGAGGAATTCTTACCGCGTGTTGGTGCCTTTTTAGCAGAGGTCCCATTATGGGTCTGGTCCGCTAGTGGCCTTGGTGATAAACTCACGATGTCTCATGACACCGAAGAGCTCATCATGCGTCCATGGATTGAGATCCACCACGGTAAGTTGGTACTCGTGCCAAAAGATGCTCGTTCAAAGCGCCCTATAGTAGTCGAACCTATCCTCAATGGATTCTTCCAGAAAGGGGTCGGTTCGTACTTAAAAAGGCGCCTCTTGAGCAAAGCAGGCATTAACCTCCTCGATCAATCAAGGAACCAAAACCTGG